CGCTGTCTCGTGGGACTTTGCTTAGACAGGAGTTCGATTCTCCTCATCTCCACCATTAGCCAATTTCTCCTTTATATAAAGGACTTCATATCTCCGTGATGTATTTGTGATGTATTTTTTAGAAAATTTCATTCAATTTTTGAATCATTTCTTTTCTAGAATCAGCATAAATATGCGCGTAAGTTTTTCTAAGTTCCGCAGGCGTATGGCCCAAACGATCTGCAATCAACTGGTCGTCGATTCCAGAACGAATCAGCAGAGTCGCGTGGGAGTGCCTAAAGCCGTGCGGAGTAATTCGAGGAACTCCGGCCAGCTCTATATACTTATCCAGGAACCGCGCAAGCTGTGTCCGCGATAAAGGCGCCAGGTGGCCAAAGACGAACCAGGAGGACGAGAACCCGTCCTTCTTTTTTTCTGCGCTAAAACGGGCACGCAAACGAACGAGAAGAGCTTCCTGCAAGTCGATATATCTATCTGACCTTTCTGTTTTTGGAGAAGTCATGGCCCACTTGCCAGTCGTAGTTTTGGAAGTGATCGTTTTTGAAATATGCACCTTTCCGGAACCTAGATCAATATCAGCCCACTGCAAGGCAAACATCTCACCTTCACGGCATCCAGTACCGAAAAGAAATAAAAACACATCATACCAGTACGGGTCGTCCACACAAGATAGAAAATAATTAAAGGTTGACTGCTCCCAGAAAACAGGACGCCTTTTTGCATTCGGTCCTCTGGATCCTTTTATCGCAGGAAGAGAATGACATGGATTATATTCCATATAGCCAAGCCTTACCGCGTAGCTGAAATACCGAGACAGAGCCTCCATAACCTTATTGATCGTAGCCGGAGCATAGGCAGAACCGTCTGGCTTTTTTGTATTCGCAAGCTTGGTCCTCCACTTATCCAGAAACGGAACGTTGAACGTTTTCAAGGAAAGCTCGCCTAGATCAGCTTTTATATGGCAATCATAGGTCGAGCGATCCGTCACAAGCGTCGAGTCCTTGACAGACAAAGCGCCAGCGTTCAGCTGATACAAATCACGCAATTCATTTAAGGTGATAGTCGGCCCGGACTCTTCCACTTGCAGACGGAAAAGATGCTCGGCTTCTTTTGCTTCCTTTTTTGTTTTGAATCCACGACGACAATATCGAACTGTATTGCCTAGAATATCTTTACAAGAACCGTGGAAAAACCAGGTCCCTCTTTTTGTGTCCTTTTGCTGAGCCATAACAGAATTACCTCCTTTTATAATTCCTACGAAAAGCGACTAGCACGCCTAACACTTTAACCTGATCATGAAAGTCTGCCGTCGAGAAGAGAGTCCCAATCGCATACGGACTGGCAGTACGTAAAGCAATCTGGTTCGTTTCGTTATGCGTAATAATAAAGCGCAGCATGGCTTTACCTTGATACTTCACTAGCATAGGCACACCAGCACGAATAGCACCTGTGGCGCGAATCAGGCAGACGTCGCCCTTGATAATATCCGCCTTATACATAGTTTCATCAGGCATAACATAAATATAATCCGCCGTAACGTCTGTAGCCGTAGAAGTAAAGACTGACGAGCTATTCGACTTAGATACAGAACCGTCCTCGTCGACCAGGGACAGAAAGCGGACAGGCTTCACTGCAGAATCTTCAAAGGCTGCGCTCATCAGATCAAAAGGTTTCAGATTGAATCGCTCTGCAATTTTCACAACCATATCTGGCCTTGGCGCTTTAGTGCCTACCTCCCAACACCGCACGGTGTTATAAGAAACACCACAATACTCGGCCAAATCTCTACGACTGACACCAGACTCTTTCATCAGCCCTGGGAGCTTGGAAGATAAGACTTCATTCAATTTATTCATAGTTAATTACACCTCCTAGGTTTATATTAATCTTTTAGGTTTAAAAAGTAAATAATAAAAAATATAAAATAATAACCATAAAAGTTTGACAAAATATGCTCATAGCTGTAAACTGTAGGAAATTAGGAAGAGAGCTTTTAAGAAAGAAGGGAAAGCAGATGGGATAGAGGAACTTCAAAAGAAAATCGAATTCATGCTCCAGACTATGGACCAGGAGGGCCTTGAACAGGCCTATAAAATCCTACAAAGAATCTGGATCAGACACGGAACACAGCAATAGAACACACACGGAAGAATGCAGGACTTGGAAACAGGTTCTGCGTTTTTCTTTTTATAAAAAGACGAGTAACCAATCTAAACAGGATTACTCGTCTTTTTCATTTAACAGCGTATCGATTGCTTTTAGTACTATCTTTTGCGAATCAGGAGACAACCTCAACAAACGCTTAAGAGTTCTGGTTGTATCAGGATCAAGATTCTGTTCGATGGCGATTTCATCTACCAGGTTATCTGTATCATCTAAATACATACTACCTTTTCCTTCCTTTAACCAGAAGTAATCGACTTTATAGACAGAGCATATCAGTCTGATAGTTTGCTCAGAAGGTCCATTTTTTCCACTTTCTATGCCACTAATAGAGGCCTTTGACATTCCAATACTTTCACCGAAGGCCTGCATAGTTAAGCCCTTATCTTTTCTGATTGCTCGAATACGTTCATCTATACCTTTTATCATAACTACCCTCCTTTTTTACATTTACAGATTAACACTAACATTTAAAAAAGTAAAGAATCTTTACATTTTTATTGACAAAGGTCAAAATATGAACTATAACATAGTCAAGAGTTCAAAAACTGAACTAGAAAGGAGAAACATGTACAATTCAAATGATTTAAAGGACATCACTAAAAAACTAGTAAAATTGGATTCCAGCAAAAGGCAATTCATAAATGGACTGATTACTGGTTTAGAAATATCTGAAGCGGATCAGAACATAAGAGAGCCAATAGCACCAGCAGCCAAGGAACCAGAAAAACAGGAGGAGGTGAAGTAGATGCCCATCGAAATACAACTCATAGTCGCCATGACACTAGCGACGATCTGGTTAATTGCAGTCTCCATGATAAGCCTGGCTATAGGCGACTGGCTCTTTGATAGATGGCTAGAAAGAAGGTACAAGAAATGAAAAAGCTAGAATCTTTTGAAATTCTAAATGGTGGAAAAGGAATCAAGATCAACGACTTGGACCTTACCGATTACCCAATCACAAGGCTCAGAACAGAAGCAACTCCTGGCTATCTAGAAATGCATATACATCTTAAATTCAGACTGGGAGCGGCGGACCCTTGGATGTTTAACTCGGTTCTGGAAAAAGATCAAAAGGAAATCGAAAAAGAATATGAGAAGGAAAACCCGTACAGGATTGAAGAACCAAAAGAAAAAGGGACTAGGCCCTTCTTCAAAAAAAGTAATTAAGGAAGCTTACTAGAAAAATACTGGATCAACAAATCACGAACAAAACGCTTTGCAGCGTAAAGAAATTTCTTAAGACCGGAAGTGCTCAATTCTTTTAAGTAAGCAGAACCTGCAGGAGTAAGGAAATCCGCTATGTAATCAGTAGAAGCAAGATATTTATTCACTTCACCGCTAATATAGCCACGACGAAACAATTCCTTCAAATGAATTCTGACATCATACGAAGAAAAGCCGTCGAAAGTCAACTCCGACAGATTCACGGGTTCAGGATTTGCTTCCACTGCAGATAGAAGCAACCGAACTAAATCATGATTTAACTTCAAACGATTAACCTCCTTTCATAGGAGATTGTATCACGAAAGGAAGAAAGAGAAATGGAACACAAAACAACAGGCGCAGAACTTCCAGACTTTGCGGAAGGTATCAATCTACACGGAGAAAGACTAAGACTGGAAGCGTTCTATGCAGAACAAAAAAGAATCAGAAAACAGAAATTCAGATCTGGACTGGTAACAGCGCTAAACATGGCGCTCGTAATCCTGATCCTGTCGCTAAGCGTAGCGATTTGGATCATGATCTATCAAATGCTTTATTAAAGGAGGTGGTGAGTTTTGCAAGTAGAAAATATTGCAGCTTATAGATACGAGATGATGGAAAAGGGTTATATGAACAAAACAGAATTATCGAAGTTCATAGGTTGCGGAAGGAATAAGGGACTCAAGATCTTCCAGAAGATCATGGAAGACATAAAAAAAGAAGGCCTAGAAAGTATCGACAGCAACGTTATCCTGACCAAACGTGCTATTCAGTATCTAGGCCTCACACAAAAGAATATCGTAGAATCCTACGAGCGTTCTATAAAAAAAGGCTAGAAGACCTCGTTCGAAAACGAATAAGGCTCTAGCAATAGAACACGCTTATATTATACAGCACGTGTTCAAAAATACAAGGAGGAAAAAGAAAGAATGACACTAGATGAAGCAATTGTCCACTCGAAAGAATTATTTGAAAATCAATCTGTATGTGAAGATTGTAGAGAAGAACATAAGCAGCTTGCAGAATGGCTGGAGGAGTTGAAACAGTATAAAGAAGAAAATCAGCCTGAAACCAATCTAGACCATTATAAAGATGAGATTCTAGAAAATTGCATGTGGAATTTAGCTATAGTAGACGGAAGACCTAAGCGTTGTAATCGTATTAGCTGCTGTGACTGCGAATTTCGCAAAGACCAGCCACAAGAGTGTCATAAAAGGGCAATGAAATGGCTAAAGCAGCAGTATATAAAGCCAGCTTATGAATTAACTATATTCGAAAATGATTTGTTACAAAGCTATTCAAATATATACAAATACAAATACAAATTCAAATTCAAAGCTATACCTGTTTTAACCTGGATGAAAGAAGAAGGATATTTCAAAGGCGTTGATGAGAACGCAACAATTGAAGATATCCTAGCAAATTGTGACATAACAGAGGAGGACTAAACATGATCATTATTAAAAAGGAAAAAACAGAGAAAGAAGCATTAAAACTTTTCTCCGTAGAAATTGTACTGACACCAGATACTGAAGGCCACATGCAAATGGAAGCATATATTCAGGGACACAAATCAGAAGTGGAAGCCTTTCTTGAAGCGATGGATGTCAACCCAGAAGAATATGGATCAATTCTAGATCACGCTGCAAAGGCCTTGGTTCAAGACTTTGTACAACAGGTTGTGAACCTAAGCGAAAGCCTAGAAGGCGCAGAAATGAAAGAAACGGAGGACTAGAAAATGTATTATCAATTAACATTGCAATTCGCAACAAGCGAAATCGACGACGCTAAAAAAGTATTAGAGCTAGCCAAAGAGCTAGACCTAAAGCGCGCAGGGCTAAAAGAAAAACTTCCTGAGCCTGAAGCATTCCCATGGGAAGAAGAAGCACCAAAGAAGGAAATGCCACAACAGGAGGAGCCTACAATTCCAAGAGCTAAGGACTGGATGCCAATGGAAGAACCTGCTCCTGAACCTGCGAAGCCAGAGCCTGAACCTGTAAAAGTAAGAGAAATCACGCTGGAAGAGCTACAGAAAGCCGGCGTTGCATTTGCCAAAGAAAAAGGCGTGGCCGTACTAAAGGCATTCCTAACTCAGATTGGCGCAAGCAAAATCTGTGACATTCCTAAAGAGAAATATCAGGAAGCCTGGGAGGCACTACATGCCTAGTCAACACGCGATTTTATCAGCCAGTGGGTCCAACAAATGGATTCACTGCCACCCTTCCGCAAGACTGGAGGAGTTATTCGAAGAAAAGCCAAGCGTTTACGCCGCAGAAGGAACAGAGGCTCACAGCGTAGCAGAACAGAAACTTCGTAACTGGATCGAGGGCCACCCACGAAGAAAGGTAAAAGCGGCCAACGGTGAAATGGACGAGGCGACAAGCTATTATAAGGACTATGTTCTAGAGGTATACAACAAAGAGAAAAAGAAAAGTGATATCGCGGATCTTTTTATCGAGGTACAAGTCGATTTGACTCCATGGATTCCGGAAGGGTTCGGAACAAGCGACGCCGTGATCGTAAGCAATCACACGCTCCATGTTATTGATTTTAAATACGGAGAAGGCGTCAAAGTAAATGCTCCGCACAATCCGCAGCTTACCATTTACGCCGCAGGAGTTATGGCCTTGTACGATTGCCTGTACGATTTTGAAAAGGTTAAACTCCATATAGTACAACCTAGACGTGACCACATCAGCACATGGGAGTTGACTACAGAACAACTGGCAGACTGGATGGAGAACACGGTCAAGCCTGCAGCTATTGAAGCCTGGAACGGAGACGGAGAACAGCAAGCCGGAGACTGGTGCAAGTTCTGCAAAGCCAAAGCACAATGCGCAGCACACGCCGCCAAAATGAAAGCAATCAACGAAAGATATCAGCGTATGTGTGGAATGATTTTAACCGATCAGCAAATCGCGGAGCTTTTGCCAGAACTACCTGGACTTATCGACTGGGCCAAAGAAGTCCAGGATTTCGCACTGGATCAGGCCTTAAAAGGAACGCACTACGAAGGATATAAAGTTGTAGAAGGAACAAGCCGAAGAAGGATTACAGACGAGTCTAAGGCATCTGAAGCACTTCAAAACGCAGGATTCGACTACAACCAGATCATGACAAAGCCAAAGCTTCAGACTATCACGGCTCTAGAAAAATTAGTCGGAAAGAAAGACTTTGCAGAAATTGTTGGTGAATATATCGAGAAGCCACAAGGAAAGCCAACACTGGTGCCAGTAAGCGACAAGCGTCCAGAGATTGGAAGTGTAACAAATGACTTCAAAGACGGAATCGATTAAAGAGTTGGATGACAAGATGGTCCGCATCCGAGCCGAGATTCGAAACAGTAAACCAGGACCACACAGAAACGATCTAAAGCGACAGCTTAAAAACGTAATGCGACAAAGAATACAACAGGGAGGAACAGAAAGATGTCACAAGTAAAAACTAAGTTAGTAAGATTTGTATACTGCCACTTGGCAGAACCACACGCGTTTGCAGAAGGCCAGGACGCAAAATACAGCGTGAACGTATTAATTGATAAGGACGACAAAGAAACACTTAACCGAATCATTAATGGATACCAGGAAGCCGTTCAAGACGGAGTAGAAGACTATGGCGCTTCCTTCAAAGCAAAAGCAACACCGCTAAAAAGAGAACCAGGAAGCACACGCGGCTTATTGGTTGACTGCGACGCAGACGAAAGATACAGCGCGCCAGAGTTCAAGAACAAATACATGCTAGCTGTAAAGAGTAACAATCCTGTATCAGTTGGATACCGTAAGAACGGAGTAACATACGCCTATAGCAGCAAGGAAGCTATTATGGAAGACGTATACAGTGGATGCTACGGAGCTGTAAGCTTCAACTTCTACCCATTCAACAAAGTCGGAACAGGAATCGCTGCAGGACTTAACTCCGTTCTAAAGGTAAAAGACGGAGAGCCTTTAGGCGGACATTCAAGTGTAACCGCAGACTTCGGCGACGCTTCTGAGTTTGATGAGGAAACCGGAAGCGACGACCTAAGTGCCTTATTGTAAAAAACCCATACTGCATATCGACCTGGAGACCTACTCCAGCGTCGACCTTGCAGCCTGCGGGGTTTATAAATACGCAGAGAGTTTAGACTTCAAAATACTTCTATTCGGATACGCCTGGGGTGATGATCCAGTAGAAGTTTTAAATTTAATGGAAGAAGATCTGCCTTTTTCTTTAGTATCAGCACTAGTCGATGAAAACATCACGAAGGTGGCACACAACGCAAACTTCGAACGAGTATGCCTAACCAGATACGTCAAGGAGTACGCAAAGCGGTCCATCATAGGAAACGCCGTAAGGATATATTTAACAGAGGATGGATTCCTTCCACCAGAGCAATGGAAAGATACTATGATCATGGCATCCGAGAACGGCTACCCTTCAAGTTTAGGACAACTTGGGCCGGCACTAGGGATTGAAGAAGACAAAGTGAAACTGGCCACAGGTAAAAGGCTGATCCAGTATTTCTGCAAGCCTTGCAAACCGACAAAAGCCAACGGCGGAAGATGGAAGAACCTACCGGAGCATGATCCGGAGAAATGGAAGCTTTTTATAGAATACAACAAGCGCGACGTGGAGTCCGAACAAGCCATTTATAACAAGCTAAATAACCTGGTACCCGTATCCGATCAGGAATGGGAAAACTGGCACAGGGACCAAAGGATAAATGACAGAGGAATTCACGTAGATACGCAGATCATAAAAAACGTTCAGTCTTACAGCTTAGAACACTCTATGGAATTGATGCAGGAATCCAGATATCTAACAGGCTTAGAAAACCCGCAAAGCGTAGCACAGCTAAAAAAGTGGATCCTTGACCAGGAAGGACGTGACGTCGAAAGTTTGAACAAAGAAGCCGTGAAAGACCTTTTAAAAGGCACGCTGAAGCCAGAAACAAGAAGAGCCCTAGAGATACGCCAAGAGTTAGGAAAGACCAGCGTCAAGAAGTATGACGCCTTCCAGAGAGCGTGTGGAGAAGATGACCGCATCAGGGGAACCTTCCAATTCTTCGGAGGCAGAACCGGAAGATGGGCAGGTCGACTGATCCAACCGCAGAACTTCCCACGGCCAAGCTTTGACGAGGTAGATGAACCAAGAACACTCGTGAAGGATGGAAACTTTGAGCTTTTAGAGCTCATCTATCCAAGCATGAATGATGTTTTTTCAACGATCACAAGAACTGTAATCACACCACCTGAAGGAATGTCCTTCATAGTAGCAGACTATAGCGCAATCGAAGCCCGAGTGATTGCCTGGCTAACAAGGACGACGTGGCGCCAGGAAGTATTCAAGAACGGCGGAGACATCTACTGTGCATCAGCCAGCCAGATGTTCGGAGTGCCTGTAGAAAAGCACGGAATCAATGGACATCTAAGACAAAAGGGAAAGATTGCCGAGCTTGCCCTCGGATATGGAGGAGGAACGGCCGCACTGGAAGCCTTCGGAGCTAGTAAGATGGGACTAAGCCCAGAACAGCAGCATGAGATTGTAATCAAATGGAGACAAGCCTCGCCACGTATCAAGGACTTCTGGTACTTACTAGGCAGAGCCTTCGAGGATGCAATCACAGATGGAAAAGTCACGACCCTAGACCGAAATATGAAGGTTTTCAAGGGCGGCAGTAACGTCTATATATCTTTACCCAACGGGCGCATTTTAGGTTACGTTACACCACGAATCAAGGATGGCCAGGTATCTTTTTTAGGATTGAACCAGACAACACGAAAGTGGGAATGGACCAACACATGGGGCGGAAAGCTAACAGAGAACGTGGTTCAGGCTATCGCTAGAGACTGCCTATGCGAGACGCTAAAAGGATGCGACGAGATCGGAGCTAAAACAATCATGCACGTTCATGATGAAGTGATCTGCGAAGTTCCGACGGAAGAAAAAGAAACGAAGTTCAAACAACTGCTAGACGTAATGGCCAAACCAATAGACTGGGCGCCAGACTTAATTCTAGTAGGGGATGGATTTATATCCGAATACTATAAGAAGGACTAAAAACATGAAAAAAGACAAACAGGATTTATTTATAGCCTTGATTTATATCACCGCAGCGCTGATCATTCTAAATATTTTGAAAGAAGTGTTCGGTTTAGATATATCTCAAGCACCAAGGCTAGGAGGATAGAACATGAGTATTAAATGGACACAGCAGGAGGACAACCTTCTAAAGCAGCTAGACGCCTTAGGATATAGCAGCTCAAGGATTTATAAAGAGTATGGCTCTATACTAAAGAATCGAACTCAAAACGCTATAGCCCTTCGTTTAAGCTATCTACATAAACCACCGGAAGAAAGACGAAAGGAAGACATGGCAAGCTTTGACAATGCAGACATGCTAGAAAAAGCGATCAACAAGGCTGCAGACCGTATCTGCAACCGCCTGGACAATATCGCAAACGCGCTGGCAGTGATCTGCAGAGATATGGAAAGCAATGCAGTGGGCGACAGCAAGCATGCTGCGCACACTATAAAACTTCTAGAAGAGATCAAGGCCAATGGAACACTCCAGCAAGGAACACAGCAAAGTATCAAACATGAGCTTCAGAAAGTGGTCTATCGGAGGAATATGAAATGAAAAGAAAGCAAAGAATCTTTTATATTCTAAGTCCGAATTACGAAAAAACACTGAAGATTTTAACAGGTAAAGAAATGTCAGAACTTTTAGGAATACCGAGGTCCTATCTGGATATGTATCTAGTAACACATCAGACTTACAAGGGCTATCCAATTGCGGAAGAATAGACAGGAGGCTGAAGGATGTATGCAATAGCAACCTGCAGAAACAGAAAACAAAAACAATATTTCAACCAGGAAATGAACTGGGATGAATTTATAGCTAATATACTCACCACAACCAGAACGAAAGAAACGGTGGACGAGTACAAGCACATGACGAAGGACCAGCAGTCCGATATAAAGGACGTCGGCGGATTCGTAGCCGGAGAACTAAAAGACGGCAGACGAAACAACCAAAGCGTTCTATCACGTAGCATGATCACACTGGATGCTGACTTCGCAGACAAAGACTTTTTAGACTTGATCCGGATAACGTGCGACTTTTGCAGCGTGATATATTCCACGCATAAGCACACACCGGAAAAGCCGAAATATAGATGGATCATTCCACTACAAAGAGGAGTATCACCGGAAGAATACGAGGCAATCGCTCGAAAGATTGCAAGTACAATCGGAATGGAATACTTCGACGACACAACGTATCAGCCAGCAAGAATGATGTTCTGGCCTAGCACCAGTAAGGACGGGGAATACATCTGTGAGGAACTCGGAGACAGAAACAGGGACCTGAACCCGGATGACATCCTGGCGCAGTACAGAGACTGGCACGACATCAGCTACTGGCCTCGCTCCAACAGAGAGACAGAACTGCACCACAGCGACATCAGACACCAGGAAGACCCCTTATCTAAGCCTGGATGGATTGGCGCCTTCTGCAGGGCCTACACGATCCAAGAAGCGATTGAGACATTTATTCCAGACGAATACACGCCGACGGAAGACCCGAACCGCTGGACCTATACGAACGGCTCCACAGCCGGAGGTTTAGTCATCTACGACGACAAGTACGCATACAGCAACCACAACACAGACCCAACAGGGCAGCAGCTATGCAATGCCTATGACCTTGTAAGGATACACAAGTGGCCAGATGACGAGAAAAGCACAGAACACATGCTCGAACTAATGGAACACGACGAGGGCACCCGGAAGCAGCTTATAGAAGACAAGAGAGTCGAGCTTCACGAGGACTGGGACGACTTCAAGGACGACAGTGCGAGGGGTTCGCAAGGGGTAGAAGACAGTAAAGAAGAAGTAAATGAGGACTGGCTGAATGCCATGGACATGGACAAGAAGGGAAACTTCAAGCCCACTACCGACAACATAGTCCGCATACTTTTAAATGATCCAAAACTTAAAAACGGAGTTGGAGGAAACGATCTATTCGCACAGAAACCTGTCAAGAAGGGAAATCTGCCATGGTGGAACTACAACCCAAGCGACCCGACCTGGACCGATACGGACGACGCAAGCTTCAGATACTATCTAGAAAAGAAATACAACATTGTCGCCAAAGGAAAAGTGGATGACGCTATAGCATACGTCCAAGAGAGGAACAGCTTTCACCCAGTACGAGACTATCTAGACACACTAGAATGGGACGGCATACCAAGACTAGACACGCTATTTATAGACTATCTAGGAAGTGAGGACTCAGAGTACTGCAGAGCGGTCGCAAGGAAAGCTTTTACCGCAGCCGTGGCCCGGATATACACACCAGGATGCAAAATGGATTATATGCCGGTACTCGTAGGACATCAGGGAATCGGAAAAAGCCACATGCTAAGCATCATGGGCGGAGATTGGTTCTCAGATTCGATCACAACCATAGCAGGGAAAGAAGGATACGAAGCCTTGCACGGATCCTGGGTTATCGAATGGTCTGAATTATCTGCAGCAAGAAAAGTCGATATCGAGTCCATGAAGCAATTTATAAGCAAGAGGGACGACCGATACAGAAAAGCCTACGCAAGACGAGTTACGGACAATCCAAGACAGTGCGTGTTTTTTGGAACCACAAATGATGATGAATTCCTAAGAGATTATACAGGAAACCGAAGATTCTGGCCGATCAACACGGATATATCGAAGGCAAAGAAAATTGTGTTTGATGATCTACCAAAAGAACGAGACCAGATCTGGGCCGAAGCTAAGCAGAGATTTAAAGAAGGAGAAAAGTTATTCCTTCAGGGCGAAGCTTTGACCGGAGCCGAACAGATGCAAAAAGAGCATACGTTCACCAGCGTTCGAGAAGACATGGTCCGTGATTATCTAGACCGAAAGCTACCGGAAAATTGGTATGACATGGATCTTTATGCAAGAACCCAGTGGTTGGAAGACCCAAGAAACGAAGGCACGGAAGAACGTACAAGAGTATGCTTGCTTGAGATTTGGTGCGAGGTTTTGAATGGAGCTAAGAACAAATTCACAAAAACGGATCAGGTAGAACTCAAAGCAATCATGGAAAGCATAGGCTGGGTTCGTACTAAAAATCCGTTAAGATTTGGAGGGATTTACGGACGCCAGAAAGCTTATATACCTCCGCAAGACGCTTACGCTTATAAGTAATCAGCCTGACAACGTGACAACGGTAAACAAAAATTAAGGTTGACAACGTGGCAAAGGTCGGCAACGGTGAAAAATGATAGAGCGTTGCCGGGCTAAAACCGCATAAACTAAAGGCCTGAGCTACTTCTGACAACGTGACAACTGTAAATTATCTAACTTAATAAATATATAATATATATAGTGTAATACAGTACAGGTGTGTATATATGCGCGTATGCGCGCGAGAAAATATAGTATATATATATAAAGTTTTCTGAACGTTGCCACGCTGCCAGGTTGCCAGGACCAAAAATCAACTAAAAAAGGAGACACAGAAATGACTTATGAGGAGTTTTTGGAAAACTATAGTGAAGCAAGAAAGGTGGGCACAAAAATGAAAAGAAATCTATTAAGAACATACCGAGGTTTTATGGTGGAAATAGACGCAAGAGTCAACGACGAAACCATGGACCGATACGGAATCGAAAGGCAGAGCCTGGTCGCTATGGAAGAGCTATCAGAACTGCAAAAGGCAATATCTAAACTGGTACGCAATCCAGAAGAAAGAACCAAACCATTAGAATTCAAAGGACTAAGGCATAACCTAATCGAAGAAATGGCGGATGTATTGATTTGTATGGATCAGCTAATCGTATTCTATAAAATCAATCACAAAGACATTCAAAGCGTTATAGATTCAAAACAGGAAAGACAAGCCAAAAGGCTAGAGGAGGAATAGAACATGAAAGAAACTAGAATGTATATCAAGTGCGACCGATGCCAAAAAGAAACATCCGTCGGAATCGAAAAATATAGAATCGAGAATGGGATGTCAATCGAAACCTGGGAAGGACTTCCAGACGGGTGGATCACAACAAACGACAAGAAGGATTTGTGTCCAGACTGCGCCGAGCGGTACCGCGAACTTCAAAAGAAGTTCTTCCAGAAATGATAGAAAATCAAGTAGAGAATTATCTGATCAAAAAGGTATCAGCGCTAGGCGGTAAAGCCTGGAAGTTTGTAAGCCCAGGAAACGCAGGCGTGCCAGATAGATTGATCACATATAATTCAAAGGCTTTTTTTGTAGAAGTAAAAAGGCCAGGCGGTAAGCCTAGAGCTCTACAAAAAGCCACAGTAGCCCAAATACGGGCAACAGGTATAAAAGTATACTGCATCAGCACAAAAGCCCAGGTGGACGAATTAACAAATCTGATGCGGTCTGGAATCATACCGGAGGAGCGACACTTTGACAGAATTTAAACCCCATGACTATCAAAAGAAGGCTATCAACTTCGGACTGGATCATAAGAAGTGTGGCCTTCTTCTCCCTATGGGAGCCGGAAAGACTGTAACCACGCTAACGATCATCAGCCTTCTAAAGCTAATCGACACAAACAAAATTCTAATCATAGGCCCTGTGCGAGTAATAAAGAGCACGTGGCCGGAAGAAATAGAAAAGTGGAGTCACACTAAGGACTTGAGCTATTCAATCATAGCGGGCACTCCAAAGCAGCGTGAGAAGGCACTGCAGCAAAAGGCGGACATTTACCTCATAGGCAAAGAGAACGTTACCTGGCTAGTAGACAACAAATACTTTGACTTTGACATGGTAGTTATTGACGAATTATCAACTTTCAAGAATCCAAAAAGCCAGAGGTTCAGAGCCCTAAGAAAAGTTATGCCGCTAGCTGACAGATTCATAGGACTAACAGGAACACCAGCGCCGAAAGGAATCCCGGACCTTTGGAGCCAGATATACCTGATTGACCAGGGAAAAAGATTAGGTCGGACATTGTCACAGTTTCGAGAAAGATATCTAATTCCAGGAAGAAGAAACGGGATGATCGTATACGATTGGAAGCCAAGACCAGACGCAGAGGAAAAAATTTACAAAAAGATAAATGATGTCTGTATGAGTTTGGATCAAGAAGATTGCGCCAAACTTCCACCTGTAATGTACATAAAAAAATCAATCGAACTGCCACAAAAAGCGATGACAGAATACCACGCTTTCAAACGTGAGAAGGTTCTGGAACTAGACAACAACGAATCATTGCTAGCAGCCAACGCTGGAGTGCTGTGTGGTCAGCTGCTACAAATGACATCAGGAGAAATCTATAAACGCGATCAGCTAGGAAATAAGCTCGAAGAAGTAGCAACCCTTCATGCGGCTAAGCTTGAGGCACTAGACGACTTGATCGAATCAGCGAACCAGAACCCTGTGATGGTGTTTTATTACTTCAAACACGAGCTAAAACGCATCACAGAACACCTGAAAAAGCAAGAAATCGAAGTAAGAAGTCTAAACAGTGAAAAAGATGTCAAGGACTGGAACGACGGAAAGATAGACGTGCTGCTTTTGCATCCAGCAAGCGCAGGACACGGACTTAACCTTCAGCGTGGTGGACATATCGCAATCTGGTACACACTTCCAAACTGGAACCTTGAACTGTATCAGCAGGCCAATGCCAGAATTTATAGACAAGGACAGAAACAAAACGTGACAATTTATCAGATCGTAGCTAGAGGCACAGTAGACGAGGACATGCTGGATGCACTAGAACACAAGAACATAACACAAAAAGCCTTAATCGAAGCTTTAAGGAGGTAAAATATGACTTATGATGAATTAATTCCAGAACTAAAAACGGTGCGCTACTGCTGCCACCGTTTGATTGAATTGAATCAGGAATTGGAGGTACTAAACCACCAGACAACAGGCCTTGCAAAGTCCGGAGGAATCGAACTGACCGCAGAACAGAAAAGAAGCAAGTGGCCTATGCCGACATATCAGCATCAGTACCACAGCCCGCTCGGACTCTTCGAAGAGATATCAGCCAAAGAACAAGAACTGCATCACTTCCAGAAAAGACTGATGGACCTAAGATGGACGGAGCTACTCGATTTGCAAGACCAGAATATTTTATGGGATCTGTACATTCATAGAATCAAGGCTGAAGAAGTTGCTGAGAAATATGGATACACAAGACGGGGACTATATAAGCATCTGATGGCGGAAGTAAAAAAGCTCACAAAAAACTAAAGAGTTCCCACTGTGTACCACTTTAAAGTGGTATATTAGTACTTGTAAAAGAGGACCGATAGAAAAGGGCCCTCTTTTCTTTTACCCGGAGCGTCCTCCTTTATAAAAACGAGTGCTTTCCAGACAACGTCAACAACTACATCATCTACGACAAATCATGGACATTAATTTTATTTTCTTTTCAGCGTTCCGGGTAATCATAGACAACAAAGAAGCAGACAATGCTTCTTTTTTAATACAACAGAGGTGAACACACATGAACATTACAGACATAAGAACATGCGACCTGAAGCCTTACGAAAACAACCCAAGACTCAACGAAGATGCCGTCGATTTAGTTGCAGCATCTATAGACGAGTTCGGATTCAAGCAACCAATTGTGGTGGATAAAGACCTGATCATCATTGCAGGACACACCCGGTGGAAGGCAGCACAAAAGCTAGGCCTTGAGACAGTGCCGTGCATCCAGGCCGACGATTTAACACCAGCACAGGTGAAAGCCTACCGATTGGCAGACAACAAAGTCGCGGAAGCAGCACAATGGGACCTTGACGCTTTACAGTTTGAACTGGAAGAGCTAGACAATATGGACTTTGATATGGAACCATTCGGATTTGAAACGGAAACATTCGACGAACAAATCGCAGAGGACGACCACTTCGAGCCAGAGATTCCGGAAGAGCCAACAACCAAAAGAGGACAATGCTGGATGCTAGGAAGGCACAGATTGATGGTCGGAGACAGTACCAAACGCCAGGACGTAGAAAAGCTTTGTAGCGACGCTACCATGGATATGGTCGTAACTGATCCACCGTATAACGTAGCACTAGGACAGCATATGAGACCTTCAGAGGCTAAGCAGCTACACCGAAGAACAGACGGACTGGTTATTGATAACGACTCATGGGAAGACGACGAGGGCTTTATCGAGTTTTTAAAAGTAGCCTTCGAGAACATGACAGAACAGCTCAAGGCAGGAGGCGCCTTCTACATTTGGTACGCATCCACACAAAGCAAGAACTTCCTGGAAGCAGCAGAACGCGCAGGCCTAAACATCCGACAAACATTAATCTGGAACAAGAATACATTCGCACTGGGTCGCCAAGACTACCAGTGGAAACACGAGCCATGCCTTTACGGATGGAAAGATGGCGCAGCCCATTACTTCGTCAACACTAGAAACCTTGTAACCGTACTCGAAGACACAGAGAACCTGGACATTGACAGCATGAAGAAGGACGAGCTTAAAGACCTTCTAAAATCAATTCTGGGGGGGTGCAAGGACACAACAATTCTGGACGAGAAGAAGCCCACGAAATCCGATCTGCATCCAACCATGAAACCAATTCCACTGATTGCAAGACAGATCAAGAACAGCAGCCGGACTGGAGAAAACGTGCTGGACCTATTCGGAGGTTCAGGCTCCACGCTTATGGCTTGCGAACAGCTAGGAAGGAGATGCTTCATGATGGAGTATGATCCACACTATGCCGATGTAATTATCAAGCGCTGGGAAGATTACACCGGAGAACAAGCGGAGCTAATCGAGGATGCCTGCTAAGGGATTAGCCGGACGCACAAAGTCCGAAGCGGCAAGACAGCGCAAAGACCCAATGCAAAACCTGAAGCCTTTCACGAAAGAGAATGCAGCAGAGATGGGACGCAAGGGTGGAGCCGCAAGTCAGAAAGTCCAGAAAAAGAAAAAGAAGCTGAAACAATGTCTGGCCGCAATCCTAGAGTTGGAGCCAAGCGAAAGAAACAAAGAAAAGCTAATCGACATGGGATTAGAAGATGACGAGCTCAACAATCAAATGCTTTTAGCCGCAACCATGTTCAACAAAGCCACACGCGGAGATGTAAGGGCAGCCGAATTCATTCGAGACCTTACAGGACAGCAACCAGTCACAAGCCTAGACAGAGCCAGAACAAAGCTGATGAACGCACAGGCGGAACAAATCAAGAGGCAAGGTGACCCTTCTAAAGAGATTACGAAACTGGATCTTTTATTGAAAGCTATGGACGCAGTAGCCGGAGACGATAGTGGAACTAACTGAGAAACAGAAAGAGTTCTGGAATCATAAACCGAGCCGCTGGAACATAAAAGAAGGGGCTACACGTAGCGGAAAGACATGGCTGGACTATTACATCATCCCAAAAAGGATTCGAGCTATAGAGGGCCTTCCAGGCCACGTGTTCCTCATAGGAAACACAAAGTCAACGCTCGAAAGAAACGTTCTAGAACCTATGCGAGAATTATACGGACCAGAATTGGTTGGAAGAGTAAGACCAGATAACACGGTAAAGCTTTTCGGGCGTATGTGCTACGCGATAGGCGCAGACAAGGAAAGCCAGGTTACAAAGATTCAAGGGGCCTCAGTAGCGTACTGCTACGGAGATGAAGTCGTAACCTGGAATAAGAAAGTATTTGACATGCTAAAGTCCCGTCTAGATAAACCGTATAGCTGCTTTGACGGAACATGCAACCCGGATAACAAGAACCACTGGTTTCTACAGTTTCTAGAATCAGGCGCCGACATCTTCCGTCAGAAATACACGATTGAAGATAACCCGTTTCTTCCGGAAGAATTCGTGGAAAACTTAAAGCTTGAGTATAGAGGGACAGTCCTATACAACAGATACATACTAGGAGAATGGTGCAACGCGGAAGGGTTACTCTTTCCACAATTTGCAGACAATCCAGACGAGTGGGAAATCAAAGGAGAACTCCCACTTTTTAACATGATCAACATTGGTCTGGACATAGGGGGAACGCGTTCGCATAGTAGCTTGATCGTAACGGGAATCACAGCAGACCTTTCTGAGATTGTAACCTTTGCAGAACGGAAAGTCGTACATGCTAAAGGAACTATAGACGCAGAAAGACTTTGCACAGAGACAGTCGACCTGATCAGAGCTTTATGGATTCAAGGATTCGTGGTATCAAGCGTTTTTGTAGATAACGCAGAACAAGTTATTTTGAACAGTATACGAGTAGCCGTACAAAGGGCAGGCTTTCCAACCAACGTGATGGATTGCCGGAAGATAGACGGAAAGACAAGGATTCTGACATATAACATGATGCTGAACCGACACCAGATGAAGTTCCAGGCGGTACCTATGGTGGTCGAAAGTTTGAGCACAGCCCTATACGATACGAAATCGAAGGAAGATAAGATTCTGGATGACTTTACAACCGACGTCGATACATTCGACGCCCATTTTTACAGTTGGTCGACATATATGGACCTGATCACAGGGAGGAGAACTTAAATGAAAATTTTATTCACAATACTAAAGGACTTAGGATATCCTGTGAGCCAGGAAATCCAGGACTACTACAACAAAATTCAATTCTGGAACGATTGGTGGAAAGGCTACGTTCAAGAATTTCACAAATACCAGATCAAGAACGAAAGCGGAAACAGCAGAGAAGTGAAGCGCAAGCAAATGCGAATGGCAAAGAAAATCTGCGAAGACTGGGCCGATTTGCTTTTGAACGATAAAACCAGAATCCTGGTAGAATGCAACGAACACGGAACGGATGTCACACAAGAGTTTTTGACCGGAGACAAAGAAGACCAGAACGGCGGAGTTTTAGGAAACAGCAAGTTCTGGAAACTAGGAAACAAAGCAGTCGAGAGAGAATTCGCACAAGGGACCGTGTGCTTCTATCTGCAGCTTGTAAATCCAACAGTAAACAAAGGACAGCTAAGTGCCCAAAGCGTACAAATCAAGGCTATCAAGGACGCACAGAAAATAGTGCCTTTGACCTATGACGAGGAAGACATCTCAGAAATTGCATTAGCTAGCGAGTATACACAAAACGGGGAGCGTTTCATGTACATCCAGATATTCAAGCAGGAGCAAGAAGGCTATGAGATTTACAACCATTACTTTAAGATCAACAATGTGGCAGGAGATGCCGTAGGCTATGAAAGAGTATCAGCACCACACGGCGAAGCAATCAGTTACAAGCTACCTTGCAAACCTTTTGTGATCCTAAAGCCAAATATCGAAAACAACATTGCAGACGTGCCTCTGGGGATGTCAATCTACGCAAACGCGATCGACATGCTAGAAAGTTGCGACTTGGCATACGACAACTTATTCATGGATACTTTGCTAGGAAAGAAAAAGGTTTTTATGGATCAGGCGTTATTCAGCATGCAGCCAACAGCCTACGCGCTAAACGATAAAGGCGAACGAGTACCAGTAAGGCAAGAGCCAGACGTCGGCGCAACTTTGGAAAAATCTCTATACGTAAGTACAGGAACACAGGTAAGCCCAGACAAGCCTCGACTTTTCGAGGAATATAATCCAAGCCTTCGAGTTGACGAGAACAAAGAGAACGTTCAATTCAATCTAAATCTTTTATCAAGTAAATGCGGACTTGGGCAAAACAGATACCAGTTCAGCATCCAGAACATGACCACAGCAACTCAGGTTCGTGCAAGCAATAAAGAGCTAACAGAAAGCGTCTGGAAGCAACGTATCGCAATCCAGGACGCACTTACAGAATTGACGAGATCGATTATCATCCTAGGCAAAGAGAAGTGCCACATTTCCGGGCTTGATCCAGACGTTCGAATCACAATCCAATTTGACGACACTATGTTTTCAGACGAGGAAGCGGAGCGCCTAAGAATGCTGCAGGAAATCTCGGCAGGAATTCTACAGAAATGGGAATATCGCGTCCGATACTACGGAGAGGACGAAGAAACAGCCAGAGAGATGACCGGAGAAACAGAGGATCCGGCAGACAGAATTCAAAGTATGTTCTTCCAACAAGACGAAACACAAGAAAAGGAGCCAGAGGGTGAAGCCTAATGCTAGAACCGAACTACCTGCAGAACGTAGGTGACGACCTAGAAAAGCTGTATCAGGAACTGGCCACAGAAATACTGGTGGACATAGCGGAGCGAATCAAACTGAATCAGGACGCTATGACAAGTACAACGGAGTATTTAAACAACAAACTAAAACAACTTGGTTTGCAGCAAGACTGGATTAACAAAAGACTTGCTGAAATACTTCACACTTCCGAAGAAGAAGTCGACCGGATCATGCTACAGAGTGCCTATAAAAGTATCCGTGATACCTTCGACAGACTAGAGGCTGGAGGATACGACACAAGCGGATTAGAGTTTTCGGATCAGATCAAAAAAGGAACATCAGCACTGTGGGGAGACATCCAGAACCTTACAAGGACCACAGCTCAACTGGCTAGCGATACTTTTATGAGATACTACGACATGGCTTATCTTCAGGTATCAAGCGGAGCTTACTCACTAGATCAAGCAACCGCAAACACAATAGACAAGCTATGCAGAGAAGGCCTAACAAAAGTATCCTACCCAAGCGGTGCTCAACGATCAATCGAGGCGGCCGTTCGATTGGCAGTACGAACCGCAGTAAACCAGAACGCCCTGGCTTGCGAGAAATCGGTCATTGATGAGCTAGATATAAATCTAGTACAGACAAGTGCCCACATGGGAGCCAGACCAAGCCACGCAGCCTGGCAAGGAAAAGTGTTCTGGGTAAACTATCCGGAAGGAAATTACGAGAACTTTTATGAGGCCACAGGATACGGAACAGGCGCAGGACTTGGCGGATGGAACTGTAGGCATTCATTTACCGCATACTTTCCAGGAATAAGCGAAGATTACAACAAGCCTGTAAATTCTAAAGAAAACGACAGAATATACCAGATGGAACAAAGGCAACGCTCATATGAAAGAAACATGAGAAAGTGGGACAGAGAGCGACGTGTGAAGGCCGCAGCAGGGCTAGACACGACAAAAGAAGATTACTGGTATAAATACAACAAGATGAGACTGAAGGAGCTTGTGGACGCTTCTAACGGGCATCTGAAACGAGATTACTCAGCCGAGAAGATAGGTGGAACAAAAGGCAGACCTTACAAGCCTGTAAGAATACCGAACAAACGATTGGACTATAAGGCTCCACAAGAAGCAGAAAAAGGAAAGTCGAAAAAGAACAAGGACCGCGTTAACTGGGAGATTGTAAATTCACCAGAATATAAAAAGAAATTTAGTTCGATAACAAATAACGAACAAACTAACAACACTCTATACAAAAAGGCTATAGACATTCTAAAAGAAAAGTCCGGAACAGAATACGAAACGCTTCACTTAATAGATTTAGACACGGGAAAAGTAGTAGCTACATCAGCACATACCAAAGTACCACAGACAGTGAGTCCTAATAAAGAAGTACTGAAAGCCGTTCGAAAAGCTAAGCCTAGGACTTTGGTGGGCATACATAACCACCCTAATTCGCTACCACCTAGCGGTTCAGACTTTTCAACAGCAAAAAATCGAGAATACTACGTCGGTGTGGTAGCATGCCATAATGGCGACGTATGGGTGTATAAAGCTCGAAAGCCTGTAACTTCATACATCTTTGATATGCAGGTTGCAAATTATAAAAATGACGGGTATACTGACCTTGAGGCGTACGAAAAGGCCATGAGAAAAATAGGGAAAGATTATGGCCTGGAATGGAGAAAGCTATGACACAAGATAGAACACAAGAAATTTATAAAAGCTTAGAGCCATGGAAAGACTTTGACGGAGTGCCCCCAGTACTTCTTGATTTGTCAAAAGAGGAATTGGATGAACTAATTAAGCTAGAAGAACAGAAATTAAAAAATTTGAAAGACTAGAACACAACTAAATAAGGACAAGAACCGTGCTAGGAATGGCGCGGTTTTTATTATGCCCTAGGCATGGCGTTTAAAAGGCCCAGCTACCCCTCGGCACGGGATATAAAAGGTCGGACTCGATACTGGAGTGAACCAGATATAAAAAACGCAGGAGGACAAAATGGAGTTTTTAAAAGAAATCTTAGGGGAAGAATTGTATGCACAGGTTGCAGCTAAGCTAGAAGGTAACAAAACCGTAAAACTAGCGAATCTAGCCTCAGGAGAATACGTCTCGAAAGCAAAGCATGATGCAGAACAGTTAGCAAAGGACCAGCGCATTCAAGAACTGACTGACAAAATTAAAAACTTTGAAGGAGTAGACGTAAAACAATTACAAACAGACGTCAAGAACTGGGAAATTAAATACAACCAGGACTTAGAAAGCGCAAGACTTGACAGCGCGATTCAACTAGCAATTGCGAAATCTGGAACCCTATCCGAAAAAGCGTTAATGGGGTTACTAGATAAAGATAAGATCAAGTTTGATAAGGATGGAAAATTAACAGGACTTGACGAACAAATCGAAGCTATCAAGAAAGAAGACAGCTTCTTATTTAAGACTGCAGAACCAGACAAACCAAACCAAGGTGCTGATGTAGAACTTGGTGGAAATCACGGAGGAAACCCAAGTCCAGAAGCACCAACAACTCTGGCCGCAGCAATCACAGAACATTATAAAAAATAGGAGGAACTAAAAAATGCCAATTACATTAGCAGATTCTAAAGTCGGTTTAGCCGATCACGTAGACCAGCAGGTCATTGATGAGTTCCGCAGGGACTCTTTTATTTTGGACCGTTTACCATTCGATAACTCAGTATCACCAGGAACTGGTGGCTCAACATTAACTTATGGCTATTTGCAATTAAAAACACCATCAGTGGCTGAAGGTCGTAAATTGAATAGCGAATACACAGCAGGAGAAGCTGTAAAGACTCAGAAAACTACAAACTTAAAAATCTTCGGTGGAGCTTACGAAGTAGACCGTGTATTAGAAGACACAGCAGCAAGCTCAGAAATCGCATTCCAGTTAGCTCAGAAAATCATCGCAGTAAAGAACAAATTCCACTATGACTTCATTAACGGAAAATCAACAGCCAAAGGAACAGCTGCAACAGATAACACAAGCTTCGATGGCTTGGATGTATTAGTGACTGGAACAAATACAGAAGAGAAGAACGAAGCAGCACCATTCGATATGTCATCTGCTGCAAAAATCAAAGAAAACGCAAATGAATTTACTTATGCTTTAGACACATGGCTATCAACTTTCTCAGTAAAACCAGATGCTTTATTAGTAAATCGCAAGACAGCTACAATGCTAAAAACTGTAGCTAAAATGCAAGGCTACTATAATCGTGACAAGAATGACTTCGGACAAAAGGTTGAATACTACGATGAAATCGCAATCGTTGACATGGGAGAATATTATAATGGCTCTAAAACTGTGATGTGCGTACCTATTGACGATAAAAAAGGAACAACAAACATTTACGCTGTAAAATTCGGATTGGATGCTGTTCACGCAGCTAGTCCGAAAGGACAAAAGATTATCCGTCAATACATGCCGAATCTAAACGAACCGGGAGCTGTAAAGAAAGGTGAAGTAGAAATGATTGCTTCTATCGTTTCTAAGGACACTACAAAAGCCGGTGTATTCCGTAACGTACAAGTGGCTCCTGCATCAGTATAAGGAGATAAAGCATGATCCTAAGCTTTGAGGAATACACAGCTCTAGGTGGAACGCTACACGATGAAGAAGAGTATTCACAAATAGAACCAAGAACCGAAAGCCTTCTAGAAGCCTACATTCGAGAGAAGATTCCATACTGGAAAGTTCAGGCTTTGGAAGACTACGATATGGACCTTAGAAAAGTAATCCTATACCAGATAGACTTCATAGAAGCACATGGCGGCATGGATTGCTTTGTAGGTTCTAGTGATATGAACTTCACAGGCGCAACCACAAGCGGCTTCTCGTATTCCGTAGATAATGCAAAAACGATAAGGTTCCATGACATACCCTTATCAAGCCTAGCAGTATCAGAGCTCGACTACCAATTACTCAAAGCAGGACTAGCCTGCCAGGCGGTATGGTAAAAAGCCCGAGATGGCTTAGGCCGCATACAATAAAAGTCATGAACATTCTAGGCGAAGAAAACCTGGAAGAAACTACGTCAACAGTAACGGTCCAACGCGTAAAGGTTTCCAAAACAAAAGCCCGGACTTATGGACAGACGGGCGCCAGTAACTCCGATACGATCCTCATAACGATAGACGTGAATGACTATAAGGCGGACAAGATTCTAGTTTCCCCTTCAGAATTTAAGACGCCAGAAAAGCAATTCACACTTAGAACCGGGGACCGTATCGAAGCACACGGCGACATTTACGAGATCACAAATGTGAATATTCTAAATCCCTTGAGAAATACACCAGAATTCATAGAGGTAACGTGTGAGTGAGTATCATCTAAAAGTTATAGTCGATATCCCGGTGGCACAGCTACAGGCCAGAGGAACCAAAGCGCTCCGCCGATCTAGATTGAAGCTAAAGCAACTTATCGTTCAAGACACGAACAAAAATGTGCCTATCGGAAAAGGAACGCTGAGAACATCAGTTTTAAGATGGGCGGCACAGGATAACGATTGGATCATATGGGATACGCCATACGCACACTTCCAACATACAGGAAGAGTGATGATCGGAACCCATAGCCACAGTCCATGGGCTAAACACGGAGAAACAAAAGTCTATACAACTCGAAGTTTGAGCCATAGACAAGGAGGCTCTGAGTGGTGGCCTAAGACACTGAAAGCACGAAAGACCGCCTGGATGGAAGGCGCGAAAAAGTTCTTCAAGGAGGAATTCAGATGAGTGAAAAGAAGATCATAAAGCTGGAAGACGTAAAACAGATTGAAGACGGGCTGTATAGCTTTTTTTCTTCAATCAATATCAACAACATACCGTGGTGCCTGGAGTATTTCAACGACTCCAAGCACACCGCTTTACTTTTCAAAAGTAGTGGCTACACGGAAGAAATAGAACACTATCTGGGTGGTGGCTATAGAGCTACATACCCTTTTGAAATTTATATTCAAGCAAGCAGAAAGGACACGAAAGCACGCCTGGACCTATCCAGAATCCTGTATGCGCTAGTACAGGCACTCGCAGAGGAAGAGGCACAAGGCTTCCCAAATCTAGCACTAGACGAAGCAATACCACAAGAGGTCACGCTCACAACGCTACCTTCAGACTACACGGGAGAAGAGGCCACGCTTTCAACTTTCTATTGCTCTATGACATTAACCTACGAAAAGAAAGGAAGGTTTGAATAATGGCAGCAGCAGAACTACCTAAACGAGAGATCAAAGTCGAAGAGAATTTACACTATGTAAAATTCACAGGTTCAGAAAGCTACGTTCTAGCCAATAAAGGCTTGACGAACTGGGAGCAAGCCTTGAATGCTACAACAGACGATGGTGTGCAATATATCGGAGAAGCAGGAAAACAAAGCCAGGTTACAGGCTATGCGCCTACAGTATCTTACGAGGGCCGAGCATATCCAGGGGATGCCTTTAACTACTGGCTATACTTGCAAGGTAAAGAACAAAAAGTCGGTTCTACTTTTGAAGAAATCGAAGTAGAAACATGGAACGAGAAAACAGCTAAGTCTGGAGACTTTGTAGCATATCAAAGAATCTATGAAGTGCAACCAGACAACCCAGGAAGTGGAGAGGCCGGAGCTAAGCTAACATGCTCTGGAACATTCGCACAACAAGGCAATCAGGTAAAGGGAACATTTAATATTAAGACGAAAACATTTACCGCAGACAGCGCCACAGAGTAAAGCACATAACAAAATAAGGAGGACATCATGGAACTAAAGTTACAAAAGCAGCTATTAAAAGAAATCGACATTGACGGACACAGATTCTTAGTCGATGTAAAGGACACTTCTAAAATTGAAGCCTTAGAAAATTGGGCAACAGAACAGAATTCTCTAAGTAAATTCGGAAAAGAATCCTTAGAGGGCTGTCCTACTTTGATTAATAAAATTCTAGGAGACGGAGCCTTTGAAACGCTATTCAGAGGGTATGAAGAGAGCTCGGCACAATTTGAGCTTTGCTTCACTTTGCACAACATCTTTCAGGATGAATTTTTAAAGGATCAGCAGGCAAAAGTCGCCGAAGAAGAAAAGAAGAATCTGGACAGAATCGACAAGCTTTGCGAATCAATGGACAAATTTAACAAGACATTAGAATACACAGACAAACGATATGGAGGAAGAAATGCTGTGGCTAGAGAGAGAAGACCTTCCGGAAAGCATAGACGTTAACGGAACGAGTCTAGCTATCTATGCAGACTTTAGAACCTGGGTCCGAGTTGACAGCGTTATACAGGATAACGCAATACCAGAAGAACTGAAGCTGCCCATTATTTGTGATCGAATAGGAATCAACCCGTTCACTTTTCAAGGTGATCAGAAAGACCTATGGAAAGCAATAATGGGCTTTTATTTTTGCGATAAAAAGCCTCGAGAATCCTATGCCAAGACAAACGGTCGACAAGGCTATCGATTCGAATACGATATGGACCTTATATATGCAGCATTTAGGCAGCAATACAACATAAACCTTTTAGACGCCAGACTTCATTGGTTCGAATTTAAGGCGCTATTCAATGCACTAAACGACGATACCATGATTATACGAGTTATTGGTTACCGAACCAGAGACACTTCAAGCCTTAAAGGAGAGGAGAAAACTCATGCGCAGCGTCTGGAAAGATACTACCGTCTACCAGAGGAAGAAGGACCGGAAAAGGAAAGAACACCGCAAGAAATAGAAGCAGAACTTCTGGCCAGATTAGAAACCTAGGAGGTTGAGGAAATGGCATCAGGAGCTGATGGAACAATCAAGGTCAAATTAGGACTAGATGACAGCGAATACAAAAGCGGCCTTAGCGGAGCGCATAAAAGCGCGGAAAGCTTCGCGGACAAAGTGAAGTCAACCTTCGTGGGCGCAACTGTATTCAAAGCAGCCAGCAAAGGCTGGGATTTAATATCTGGATCAATCGGGAAAGCAACCGCCCGATTAGATGCCATGCAAAAAGCTAAACAGGTAATTGGAGTTTTAGCAGGAAGCAGCGAAAAAGCTACAAAGGTTGTAAACAATTTAAGTGACGCTGTAACGGATACCGCATACGGACTAGACACAGCCGCCACTTCAACTCAAAAGCTGGCTACATCAGGGCTAGGCTTAGATAAGTCTACTCGAATGGTAAAGGACATGATGGACGCTGTATCTTTTTACGGAGACGGCACAAATGAGACCTTGGCTAACACAGTAGATGCAATCGCAAAGATGAACGCATCTGGAAAGATATCAGCAGATCAGTGGCAACGATTAACAGACGCAGGAATTCCTGTTCTTAAAATATTTTCAGAGAAAACGGGGAAAAGTATGGCGGAAGTATCAGACGCTTTCTCCAAGGGCCAGATTAGTGCGCAGGAATTTAATGACGTACTGATGGATGCCTTAGAGAACGGGACGGAATCATTCCCAGCTGTAGCAGGAAAAGCCAAAGAGATGGCCGGAAGCTTCGCGACAAGCTTCACGAACATGTCCGCACGTATCGCAATCGGTATCGCTAACATAATCACGTCCTTTAATGACTTTTTAGCCGACAACAGCTTACCCACAATTCAAGAAATGATTGCAAACTTCGGGTCCGTAATCAAAAACGGATTGAATTGGATTGCGGAAGAAATACCGAAAGTGCTGAATGCACTAAAAGAATTTTTTGCACCAACCGCGGAAGCTATAAAAGCGGCAACAGAAAAAATTCAGGAAGCCTGGAACAAAGTAAAAGACACAGTCAAAGAAAAACTAGACCCAGGAGACTCACTGAACTTTATCAAAGATGCGCTAGACAGGATCAAAGAGATTCTGCCTCAGGTCGTAGAGAAAGTCGGAGAGTTTGCTGCTGCCTTCATTGATAACTTGCCTACTATCATAGACAAAGCAAAAGAACTAGCTCCATTAATTGCAGCAGTCGCCGGAGCCTTTGCAACCTGGAAGGGAATCAAAGCGGTAAGCGATATAGCTAAAACAGTTGGTGATGCAGGAAAGAAGATCAAGACCTTCGGACATTTAGTATCACAAGGCTCTGGATTGATTGATGGCCTAGCCTACGCGGCATCATCAGGAACTGGCGTGATTGCTAGTATGGCCGAATCATTCACACTAGCTGGCGGAGGCCTTTCTGGACTAAGCGCAGCTCTAGGAGTAATCGGTGGACCTATCACATTGGTGGTCGTAGCTATCGGAGCACTAGTAGCGGCCTTCGTATATCTTTGGAATACAAGCGACAGCTTCAGAGAATTCTGGATCAATCTATGGAATGGCATAAAGGAAACTACTGGCCAAGTTATAGATGGAATCGTAAACTTCTTTACATTAACAATTCCAGAGGCTTTCAATAACTTCGTAACGTCTATCTCTGAGATACCTGGAAAGGTAATGACTTTTTTATCGGAAGTGATTTCTAATGTGGCTTCCTGGGCATCCGAAATGGTACAAAAAGCCGTTCAGGCAGGACAAGACTTCATCACTAATGTGGTGACCTTTATCCAGCAGCTACCAGGAAAAGTGTGGTCCTTTTTATCAAATACGATTTCAAATGCGGCAAGCTTTGTTGGAAGCTTTGCAAATCAAGCGATTCAAGCGGGAAGGCAATTCTTTAATGGAATTGTAAACACAGTCAGACAAATACCAGGACAAATGATTTCAATCGGCTCTGATATCGTAAACGGAATCAGGAGCGGAATCAGCGGAGCCTGGGGAGCCTTGACTGGTTGGCTTGGAAATATGGCTAGAGGCCTTATAGATGGCGTAAAGTCGGCACTAGGAATTGGATCACCTTCAAGGCTGTTTGCCGATCGTATCGGTAAATGGATTCCAGCCGGAATCACTCTGGGCGTAGAACAAGCTATGCCAAAAGCTAAGACCTTTATGGGACGCATGTCGAACGAATTAATAGACGCAGCTAACATGGACAGCCTAACTTCAAGATTGGCCTTAGAAGGCAATCCTGGAGGCTTTAAAGGAAGTCCGGGAAACACAATAGTCTATAAGGTAAATCAGACAATTAATTCAGCTAAGGCTTTAAGCCCTAGCGAAATCGGTCAACAGACTAGAAACAGCGTAAGGAGGTTAGCATGGCAATAAAAGTTATATATACCAACGCTAACGGAGATTCAGTAGAATTCTCTGCGAGCTCTGGTATCCGTATTACAAGTATAGACGGGCTTACCTCAAACGAAATAAATTTATCAGAATCTACAGTCAACAATCAGGTGGGCTCTTCTATCACAGGTAAATCTGTGCAAGCTAAGGACCTTACAATTGAAGGGCGTTATCGCTATAAGCCAAGTATTCGAAAAACATTACTAGCAGTTATTCTTCCGGGAGTAACTGCTACTTTGCGATACATAGATGATTTAGCAAAAATAGACGTGTACTGGGTAGTGATTCCAAAGCAAACACCGGTTATCAGTATCAACCCGGTATGGCAGAACTTTCAGTTTGTTGTAAGAGCACCGTTTCCATATCCGAGAAGCCACGTATCAAATGTAACGTATTTTAATTATCTGCAGTCGAGATTCAAATTTAAACAAGCTTACTCATCTACAGAGAAATGGAAGATTTCAGAAAGAATTTATCAGCCTTTGCAGACAATCAAAAACAAGGGATCGTTGGAAACAGGATTCCTAGTACGTATGACTGCCACTGCAGAAGTGAAAGCTCCTAAAATCGTAAAAGTTGATACTCAGGAGACTATTGAGTTTCCTAATCTGACCATGCAGAGGGGTGAAACACTAGAAGTCAACACCTACGACAACGAGAAATACTGCCATTTAATCAAGGAGGATTCTGTGGTAAATGCATTCCCTGATATGAGCTATGAAAGTACTTTTTTCAAGTTGAATCAAGGCGATAATGTTATTCGCTATAGCTCAGAAACAAACGAAAAAAGTCTAGAAGTTGTACTGACTTTTGACGAAGTTATGGCAGGTATTTAGAATGAATTATTTGATTTATGACAAAGAAGGAAAACGACAAGGAGAACTGCAGAATTGTACATCTATACAATGGAAGCCAAGGTATAACGATACAGGCACTGCAGAAATACACGCTCGAAAGACGGAAGATAATCTTAAGTATTTGAATGGAGAATGTAGGATAGTCTGCAAGGAACGCAGAGAAATTCTGTTTATCGAGGACGTTTTATACAATACAGACGAAATCGAAATACACGGATTTATGAATAACCTTGGTAAGCGTATCAACACTACAACACATACGATCAAGAATATTGAGGGCGATTTATTTCAGTTGGTTCATGATAACCAAAGAGGGCTCGATATAAACGTGCCGGAGCTAAAAGGAATAGATGTAAATATCAAGGGCGGTTCAGATACCACGTATGAAACTTTAGAAGCCTCTTTTCTAGAGTATTGTAAAAAAGGAGATTTAGGTTTCAGAGTTCTTATGAATCCGCTTGAGGAACTAAATACACTTGAAATATACGAAGGAAGATACAGACCCAGAGCAAAGTTCAGTGATGCTTTAGGAAACCTTACGAACATCACCTATGAATGTGATTATTCGCAATACAAGAATTATGCCTATGTTCTAGGAGAGGATTCAGGGGAGCAAAGAAGATGCGTTATAGTTGATAGACATAAAGAAGGAGAAGAAATCCGAGAGCTTTATGTGGATGCGAGAGACATCCAATCCGAGTACGAAGATGCTAATGGAAACAAACACACCTATACGGACGAAGAATACAACGCAATGCTTCAGGAGCGTGGCAATTCAAAGCTAGACGAAGCTAACAAGAGTGCCTATAAATTCGGGTTTGACTTAATACCGGATAATCAGATAGCCGTGCTCGGTTCAGATTACGATTTAGGAGACATTGTACCAGTTCAGTCAGTAGAATACGGTGTACAAGAAAAAGTGAGAATCACGGGAATCAACTTTGTGGAAGAAGCGAATCAAGATATACAAACCACACTTGAAACAGAAACATATAGCAAGGAGGTAGAGGAATGACACAATATGCATATCCGTTGAATGATACGGAATATTTAGCCGAGCAAGTAAGATTATTTCACTCGGCACGAACGGCAGGAATTATTAATGCTACAGGCAACGACCTAGAAGTTACATCAGCAGGCGGAATGACTGTGAATGTAAGTGAAGGGGTTGCTTTTCTATTAGCCTCAACTAACGGAATTGGCGGAATCACATACGCCAATGACAAAGAGGTGAAATTCACGATTGATACTGCGAGTACATTTGATAGATACGATTATATCTCAGTAAGATATGATAAGTCGCTAAATACTTGCGTTTTGAAATATGTGAAAGGCTCGGCCACAATGCCTACACCAGTACGAAATGTGAATCAATACGAAATCATTCTAGCTACTATCCTAGTAAAGAGTAATATTGCATCTATCACGGATGCAGACATCACAGACCAACGCTTAAACGAGGATTACTGCGGATTAGTCGTTGACGGATTAATCAAGCTCCCAACTGACCAATTTCAAAGGCAGTTTAATGAGCTAATGAAATCAATACAAGGAACGCTTACAGGAGATACGGCAGGAAATCTTCTGAATAAAATCAATGCGAACACAAATGCGATCGAACAGAACGCAACGAATATTACTGAAGTTTCGCAGAGTCTAGAACAGCACAAAAATTCAGTAGGCTATGTAGTCGTAACGACGGACCCTGAAGTGAATCCACCTACAGAGGCGAAGGATGGGTGGCTTGTATTACAAATTGAAAGCTAGGTGGTTAGATGGCGAGTAAATCTTTTAAAACGAACAATCAATATGTAAATCTAGTAGTAAATTACTCAACGGAAATAGTGGGAGACTACCCAAACTGTCTAATGCGATGGCATTATTCTGCGTATCTTTCATTCAGTGCCTATGGCGGTATCGACTATGATGGAGCTACATTTACATTCCATAATAAAGTACACACTTTTAATATTCACTACTATACAGGCAGTTCAGGCAATTCGCCGGTATTCGCTAGCGGAACTTTGGACCTTCCTTACGGAAATGGCCAGTCGGTATACCACGCACCAGGAGTAGCTTTAAATTGTGGTAGTATCTACTATGCTAGCGGTAGTATTGGGGCTTCAATCTCCATGCCCAAGCCGAGCATATATCACTGCGAAAATCCGAGAGATATTAAAGCCAAATCAGCTACTTTCGATTACAAATTAAGTAACGAGCACAACTTTTGGAGAGCATACTTGTGGGATTCAATCAGCGGTAACACATGGAACGTAAATCCAGACAACACTGACGGAACAGTAACACTTACGGATCTGACTCCGGAGACACATTACAAGATTACACTTAAAGTAGTAGACCGAAATGGTGCATTAGCTCTTACTGGTGGTAAATATGCAGAATTTACAACGGCAGTCGACCAATTACGAATTGGAATCAAAATAGAGGGGCAAATTAAGCGTGCTCGAGTTTATCTGAAGAAAGACGGAAAATGTATCAAAGTTAAAAAAGGCTTTTATAAAAAAGACGGAAAAATGAAACGTATCGAGAATTTAGGAGGCGCATAAGATGAACTTATTACTACAGAACATCAAAAGGCTTATAGTCGATAACTTAGATAGTAATGACTCTAGCAGACCTCTATCAGCTAGATGCGGTAAGCTTTTGAAATTGTACACAGACAGAAAACTAAATGCCTGCTATCCTGTAGGTTCCATATATTTGTATAGCACATTGAATAGATCCTTGAATGATTTGATTGATAAAGGTGAATTGGTTTGCCCTATAGAAAAAGTATTAGGTGGAAAATGGCAACACGTAGATATTTGTATGCATCCAGTTTATGGCCCTAGCTTTGCCTTAGATGTTTCAAGCTCTACATTTGAAGATCTCAGAAATGTACAAATTTACATGAATAATCAAAGTAAAGGACAAAGATGGATGTGGAGCGCTTGGGATTATAAAACTGCACCAGATACACCGCCAACAACAGCACAGTATCCAGATGTAGCACCTAATGGAAGAGGTTGGATAGTGATGTGGGTTAGAATTGCTTAAAGGAGGAGCATTATGCAGATTAAAGAAATTAATGTATCAAGACCCGTATGTTTTAATATTGGGCAACAGTATAGCAATGAAGTGCTTGTAATCCATTTCAAAGGACTGCCAGATTTACCTAACAAATACATATATGTGAAAAAAGATAACTATGAAAAAGAAGTTCCACTAGTTGGTGATTTGTATGTAGTATCAAGACCGTTGACAACATATAGCGGTGAAGTTAAAGCGCAGATTATCGCTAGAGACCCCAGAAGTACTCCTATAGCACTAACTCCGAACTTTAAGATGATGATTACACCTAGCAATTACAGTGGAATCGGCGAAGATGAGAACTATCCGGACGATCCAAATATCAAGAACTATTATGTTAAAATTGACGGAAAAATTCAGTCAATGGATGAATTGATTGCTTTAGTACAATCTAAATTGGATAACGGAGAATTCATTGGAGCACAAGGTCCGAAAGGTGAAAAAGGCGAACCCGGTGAAAAAGGTGAACCCGGTGATGTGACTGAAGAATTCAAAAATCTAGCTAATCAAATTGCACAGAACGCATCAGACGCTCAAGCCAGTGCTACAAATGCACAAGTTAGTGCTACAAATGCTCAAAAAGCTTTGGATGATACGAAAACCTTTGCGAATCAAGCAATATCAGAAGTTAATCAGATCAAAACTGACACAAACACATTGAAAGATGAAGCCAACACTAGTGCCGTAAATGCGAAATCTTCAGAAGATAAAGCAAAGGAATACGCAGATAATCTGCAAGCATCCACTGATGATATTAGTAAACTAAAGGAAGATTTAGCGGAAGTCAAGGACAAGAAAATCACTAAATTCTATGCTTCAAATCAAGGAGAAACACATATCGCAGATTCCGATAAAGGATTGATTCAAGACATGAAGATTTATGGTCAATCCAAACAAGATGGAGAACCAAGTCCAAGTAATCCTGTAGAAATCAAGAATGTTGTAAATCCAACAATCAAGGTTATTGGTAAGAATTTATGGAAAATCCATGGAAAAGGATATATTAATAACACAGATGGTAATATTGCAGATTCTGATAAAGATATATACGGAGTTACGGATTTTATAAAGATAAAGAAAAATATTGTAGTACAGTCACAATCTTTTGATAAAGCTAGCACTTATGCGTTTGCGTTTAGATTAGGATTTTATGATTCTGAAAAAAAGTGGATTCAAAACATAATCATTCAGACTTTATCAAATCCTAATGTTGTAGATATTAGTTCGTTTCACATAAGTAAAGCCGAATATATAAGAGTATCTGCACCAAATATGATATTTGATGATTTACAAATTGAATATGGTTCACAAGCAACTGAATATGAACCATACAAAGAGCAATCCGTAACTCTACCTATCACACTAAATGCGATTCCAGTCTCAAGTGGTGGTAACATCACAATCAACGGACAACATTATATTGCAGATTACGTGGATGTGGAGAAGGGCAAGTTTGTTCAAATGATACAGACAAGCAAAGTTCAAAGTGGGAGTAAATGGACTATTCAACAACAAAATGGATATTCGCTTGGATACAGAAATATATATAATGATGGTATATCAACAAAAAAACCGGGATTAGAGAATGCATGGAAAAGCAATATGGGAGATTCAGCGAATGCGTGGAAGAATGCTTTTTCGTATGGACGTAGTGAAGTATTTTGGATTGTCCCATATGAAAATGACGGGGCGCTTACATCAGATGATATTAATGCATGGCTCGAGGAACATCCAATGGATATAATGTATCCGCTCGCAAAACCCATCGAAACAAACCTCGCATCAGAACAAATCGAAGCTTTAAAAATGTTATCAACCTATTACCCAGTAACCAACATCACAGTTGGCTCGGAAGAATTAGACGGGTACGCAGTATTTAACTATCCTATCTCTTTAGCTAACGGTTGGAATTACGTGAAACAACAATTAAATGATAATCGTGATTATATTTATGACATGGATTTGCAATCGGCTGAAGCTTATGTAAATTCAGAATACGCAGTAACATTAACAGAATTGGAGGTATAGAAGATGTTATTTAAAACTTTATTGAAACTAAAAGAAAGAAATGGATTAACTGATGATTTGAAGAACAAAATTGATGTATTCTTTGCTTGTGGACGAATCACAGAAGAGCAATACAATGAATTAATGGATGTAGCAGTTAAAGATATTTAGAGTCTAGAAATAGGCTCTTTTTTAATAAATAGAAGGAGGTCCAAAAATGAGAAAAGGACAAAAAATTACAAAAGGCGGTTATCAGCTTTTAGGATTCCCAATGGAGTACATGAATGTAACACAAGGGAACAACGTAGGAACGCATCTAGGAACTAACGCCTTAGACAATGCAGGAAAGGACACAGGTATTGACGAAACTATTGCACCGTGCGACTGTCACCTAGTAGCCTATGATTCGGCAAGAAACGGAAACGCTGTCTTTTTAGAATCAGACAAGAAAGTTCTATTTAGAGACGGAACAATCGATTTTGCTACATTTATGTTTATTCACGATAACTATATCGAGGATATCAAAAGAGTGAAATACTTCAAGCAAGGAGACACGTTCGGAGACGAAGGGACTGCAGGATACGCGACAGGAAATCACGCGCATATTGAAGTTGCAAAAGGAAAGTTCTCTCACATGTACGATAGAAATTCGCAAGGAGTATATCACTTGCCTAACAACGTATCTGCAGATTTAGCATTCGTAACAGATGGAACAGTCATTTTGAACAAAGGAACATTCGCAAATTGGACAGATGCAAGTCATGTACCATTCAATCAGGGAGGCCAAGCTTATACTGCATCCGCAACAGTGCTAAACTCTATCCCTTCAGATTTTGTACATGAAAAAGCTACATTCTATCCTGCCTGCACGATCAAGATTCGTAGAGCTCCAAGTTTAAAGGGAACAGATACAGGTTTAACTTATATCAAAGGGCAACACGTAAATTATGACGGTTACGTGAGAAGAGAGGGCTATGCTTGGATCAGCTGGATTGGCGCAGACGGAACACGACGCTGGATGGCTTGCGGCGAATTAAATTCAGCAGGATTTAACACAAGTCCATACGGAACATTTAAATAGAAAGGATCAGCAATAGAACACAATGAACAGGAGAATAAATAGAAGATACCAGACACCTCTACGCCCGGACTTTGCACATTTTCTGATTGAAGAACAAGGACTGAGCGATAGACAGAAAAAAGTTGTATACCAGCTAAGAAGCAAAACGCAAGACTCGCAATGGCACTACCAGGACGCAGGCATGTCAAAAGACGAATTCGAAGAAACCGTCAAGGATTTAAATGACTACTACTGGGCCCTTTTGGTTGATATGGCCTTCGAATTTTACAAGCTAAAGAAGGACAAAAGAGGAACAATTCCAGACACGGAAATATTAGAGAATATAGGTGAAAAGAGGTAGAACACAATGAACACACCATATTTCAATAATTTCATGCCGCAGCCTGGACAGTTTGGAATGCCACAGATGCAGGCACCGACTCAACAAATGAATCAGATTCAGTTTGTAAACGGAATCGAAAGTGCTAAAGCTTTCACTTTAGGACCGAATCAGTCCGTGATTTTAATGGATAGTAACAAGCCTGTCTTTTATCAGAAACAAGCCGACGCAAGTGGCTTTTGTACGATCAAGGCTTATAGCTTCCAGGAAGTGAAAGAAGATCAACAGGAAGACAAATACCTCACGAAGGCCGAATTCAAGGAATGGCTTTCAAAGGTAGAACAGAACGCGAGAGGAGGCAACCGTCATGAATCCACTACTTCAAAATAGACCAGGAGGAAACGGAAACATGATGCAACAGTTTCAGCAATTTAAAAAGATGCTAGGGACACAGGACCCGCAGCAACTTCTAAACGAGCTGATGGCCTCTGGAAAATTTACGCAGGCTCAACTGGATCAAGCCAAACAAATGGCGGAACAGTTCAAGGGCTTTCTAAAATAGGATTTTGCAAAATCAAGATAGATAAGAAAGGAGAACACACATGGACAACTTATCATTATCTGATATCGCTTCTGTAACTGGAAACAAAGATGGATTTCTAGAAGGAAACGGGATTATCATTCTAATTTTATTCTTTTTGATTTTTGGATTTGGTGGCGGAGCCTGGGGAAACAACCAGCAAGGCACACAAGCAGAGGTTCAGCGTGGATTCGATACACAAGCTATTATTAGCAAGCTAGACGGAATCACAAACGGAATCTGCTCAAGCTCATACGAAAACGCGCAGCTTGTCAACCAGATGAACGTGAACCAGATGCAAAACGCAAACCAAACACAGATGGCCATGATGAATGGCTTCAACGGTGTAAACAGTTCTTTATGCCAAGGTTTTGGAGGAGTACAGGAAAGCATTAACAACCTATCTCACCAGATGGAACAATGCTGCTGCAACTTAAAGACTCAAATGATGCAAGACAAATATGATGCCTTGAAAACTCAATATGATCAAAGCTTGCAGGCAATTTCAAACAGCGTACAAACTCATGATATCTTGAGCCAATTAGGACGATATTACACAAACCCGCCTTACTACCCACAATATGGAACTTACTACCCAGCAGGCGCTACAGTAGCCTAGAGGTATAAAGATGATCCAAGTCGTCAACACGACAAGCGCAACACTAGCAGCAGGCGCAACGATCCCACCTGGAACCGTTCAGACTCGGACGAACAACAGAGTCAATCTAAACGGAAACGCTCTGGAGATCGTAAGACCTGGAACTTATAAAGTGGATGGAAGCTTCGTGATTTCAGCAACCGCAGCGGGAACCAATCAAGTGCAACTTTATGCCAACGGAACAGCAGTCCCTGGAGCTATAGCACAAGTAACAACAACCGCAGTAGACAACGTGATCACTCTTCCAGTATCCGCTGTCATCCAGGCAGCACCAGCTGCACCAGGAAACAAGGTCGCTCTAACGTGGGTTACATCAGCAGCCGGAACTCTGATCAATGCATCAGAAACGGTTTCTAGAATAGTATAGGTGATTGAAGGCATGCCAAATGGCGTGCCCTTTTTAGTAGGAGGTAACGAGGATGAGTAGACTTACAAACAAAGCATGGTGGGAAGCAGCAGGAGTTCGAGCAATCAAGACAATGGCTCAAACAGCGCTAGCCTCTATCACAGTAGGAGCAGCCGTTCCGGATATTAACTGGATGTACGCAGCAAGCACAACGGTCGTGGCAGGCGTATGCTCAATTCTAACGAGCTTAGCAGGTTTGCCAGAAGTAAACGAGGACGAATAATGACTGATACAATTATTGTGGCGATCATATCCGGACTTTGCGTCGGAGTACCTTCAGTCCTAGCAACCTGGACCAGCAACTCCAAACATTCAGCATTGCTGGATTACAAGGTAGAACAGATGGACAAAAAGGTCGACAGCCTAGCGAAAAAACTCGAAAGCCATAACGAGCTGGAGAAGGAAGTGGCTACACTAAAAGAACAGGTCAAAGACCTATCGGAACGGATCAAGGGAATGCTTGAAAAATAGCGTTCCCTTCTTTTTATTTTCTGCTTTATTTTTCGCTTTTTTTGCTTGCTTTATGTACTGTAATACATTACAATGTGAGTGTAAAAAGAAAGAGAGATAGAACACAATGAAAACAGAAATCGAAACACTAGAAACTAGAATCCAAAACTGGATTGAAGAACAAACAAGAATCGCAAAGGAAATTCAATACGAACTAAACGCAATCGAAAGAGAAGAAGACATTGACTTCGGAAAAATCAGAAAATTAGCTTACGAAGCAGACGTATATGAAACATTGATTCAAGAATCACAACGCCAAATTAGAACACTACAGGAGGAAGCTTAATATGACTAGAGAAGAAGCAGCAATGAGACTAAAGGAAGAAGTACTGGATCAATTGTATTACGATAGACACATGATGACTCTAAAAGAAATAGAAAGCTGGCTATACAAGCACAATTGCGATGAAGACGCTTTGGACGTAATCATGGAAATAATAGAGGAATAGAACATGGATGCTATTACAAAAGATTTATTGGATCGTAGAAAAAAGGAAATAGAGTGGATACAAGGTACATACAAAGAAGCCATAGCGGAAGCTGTAAACATTCTAAACAATGAACCTGAAGGAGAAGACTGGGACACAGTTCGAGAAGCAGTAGACACAGCACAAAGAGCCCTCGAGAATATCGAAGGATTACAAGAAGAAGTTGAAATGATCCAGATGTTAAATATATAATAGGAATATAGGAGATAGAACACATGGCAGTATCAGAGGCACGAAAAAGAGCAAATCAAAAGTGGAGCGATAAAACATACAAGATCAAAACCTTCAGGCTTCACCTAAAACACGACGCAGACATTCTGGAATATCTAGGAACAAAGGAAAGCGTCAACAGATATCTAAAAGACCTGATCAGGGAAGACATAGAACGACAAAAGAAAGAGGCCGAGTAGGCCCCTTTTTTGTGATGTAATTTTGATACAAAAAATTAAGAAAAATATAAAACACGAAAGGTCATAATAGTACAAAAATGCTATATATAAAGTAATCTTAAACAAATTGAAACACGATAAACCACAACCCAGGCAGTCTCCTCATCTCCACCAAAGACAATCAACGCCCTTATTTAAAGGGCGTTTTAATTTATCGTGATGTACTTTTGATGTATAATTGTTACGAAAGAAGGTAAATTTACAT